AAGCCCCTTCATCGCGTTGTCTATGGAGGAAAGAACTATGGGTAAAGACTTCTCGGCGTTGTGTGCGCTAAGAGCTACTTGAAACCCTTTATTTTGCCAAATTTTTTCATTTTTTAGGTTTTCTATGTTTTTCCTGAAGATTTTAGCTCTTTCAACAAAATCTTTCATATTAACATTTATGATAGTTATTTTTTGTGAAAATCACTAGAAAAAGTGTAAAATATACTAAGGTATAAGGTTTATGGGAAATCCGTATAATTCGATTTATGATGATATAGATGCTTGGGCTGCTAGTACTACATATCTTAAAAATTATATAGCTTATGATTCACACTCTGCTGGTGCTGAATATTTTTATGTTATTTCTGATTCTGTTGTAGGCTCCACTAAACCACACAATGACCCCACCAATTGGGGAGGAATAATAAACTTCGATGGCAAAAGAATGCCAAACTTCGTTTGGACTCCATCTTATAATCAACAAACAAAAATAGAACCAAGGGTTTTAAGTGTTAGGTTTGGTGATGGCTATGAACAAAGAATTCAGGACGGAATCAATAATGATTTATTAACTTTAAGCCTTACATTTGACAAAAGAAGTGAGATAGAAACTACAGCAATAAATCACTTTCTTAATGAAAGAAAAGGGGCCGAATCTTTTGTGTTTACGCCACCAGCCCCATTCGCTACCGCCGCGAAGTTTGTTTGTAAATCATTTAATACTAATTATGTGTTTTATGATAATTATACGATATCTGCGACTTTCCAGCAAACTCCTTAATTAAATTAAAAAATGCCGACCAATTCAGAGTTTAAGAACCAAGGCCCAAACGGCGACTTCCGCGCTGGTGGTACTAGGGTGTCTAAATCTCAAGCAAGAACGTCGAATGAAAATTTAATAAATGAAGCTTCTAAATTACAACCATCTACCTTAATTCAATTGTTTGAAATAGATATTTCAGAAATTCTTATAGGAGACAAACTGGAAAAGACACTAAAAGACAATGAGTTTTTTAATGCTAATATTCCAAGTAATAATATTTTTAGATTTCATAATAATGTTACTTTAACTAATACTAATATTATTTTTCAAGGAAATACATACGTCGCTATGCCAATAGAGGCAACTGGCTATGAAACTAATTCTAAAGGTCAAGCTGCTACGCCAAAGCTTGGACTAGCTGTAAAAGATGATGGCGTCCCTGAGTTTAAGCAGCTTAAGTCTTTAATGAGAGATTTAGAAGATTTAATTGGCGCAAAAATAACCAGAATAAGAACTTTTGTAAAGTTTTTAGATAGTGCAAATTCATTTATTGAAACTAACAAAAAATTGCTAAATGAATCTGAACCAGACCCATATGCTTTTTTTGCGCCAGATATTTATTTTGTTGACAGAAAAAGCAATGAAACATCTACACGATTAGAGCTAGAACTTGCGTCTTTTATAAACTATGAAAAAATTAAATTACCCCAAAGGATATTAAACTCCAAGAGATGCCCTTGGACTTACCGTGGGGAGGGATGCTGTTATGAATACAAATCTACTGCCGATTCTCAAGGTTTTGGAATTCATGACGACGCAACCTTGCCAACTTATGCTCCACCAATGGCAACAGAAGCGGGTCAAGAGTTTTCTAAAGAGAATTTAGTAAAGGACTATGACCCATACAATAATGCAGACACAATAACCCCGACTCTGTGGGCACAAAATAAACAATATCAAGCAGGTTCAATAGTTTACATAACAGTAAAAAACATAAACTATTATTTTATCGCAAAAACTGGCGGTGTTGATAAAAATGTTCCTCCACCAAACTTAAAATTTTGGCTTGCTGACCAATGTGCAAAAACTCTTGAGGCATGTAATGTAAGGTGGGGTCAAGGTTCACCGGGCGCAAGGTTTGCTGCTCGAAATGACTATTTACCATTTGGTGGTTTTCCGGGGGTTAAGAGACAGTAAGATGATTTTATTAAACAAAAAAACCAGAACAAAAATAAAAGAGCAATCTATTCGAGAAGCTCCATCTGAATGCTGTGGTTTAATTGTTAAGAATGAAAGAAACAAGCCAGTGGTTTTTCCCTGCGAAAATGTAAGTAAAGAAAAAGAAGATAATTACAGAATATCACCCGAAGATTATCTAGCTGCTTCTGACCTTGGCGATATAGAAGCTGTATACCATTCCCATTCAAAAGAATATCATTGGGACAACTTTACGCCCCTTGATTTATTAAATGAAGAGCATGGGCTTGAAATTGTTTTGTATCTTTTGCATAAAGATAAATTTTTAATATCCTCTCAAAATAATTATCTTAATCAATATCTTGAAAGAGACTATGTTCCCAAGGTCACTGACTGTTTTACTTTGTTAACTGATTTTTATAGAGATCAATTAGATATACATGTAACAAAATATGATTACAGTATTTTCGATTTCTTTAACGAAGAAAATTGGGAAAATAAAAAAGAAAGCCCATTCGATGTCTTTTTCGAGAAAGAGGGTTTCGAAGAGGTAAATTATGAAGACATGAAGATGTATGATGTTCTTTTCTTTAAAAACGTAAACAAATTTGCACCCACATTTTCTTGCCACATGGCTTTGTATGTTGGAAATGACACGATGCTTCACCAGCCGTTTAATAAGGTTTCAGAGCTAAGTCCTTTTACCAAAAGGCACATGAGATACATAAACAAAATAATAAGACATAAAAGCTTGATGTAAAATGAAAGAATCTCCAAACATAGTTAAAGTTAAGTTTCATGGTAACCTTGGTAAAAGGTTAAAGAAAAAAACTTGGGATATAGCAGTAGAAAGTGTTAGCGAAGCATTTTATGCTATTGATATTATGTCGAGAAGAAATTTAGTGAAATGCATGATAGAAGATTCGGAAAAGCAATTACAATACCAAGTCAAAGTAAATAATAAACCTGTCAATACTTCTACAATTGATCCAGAAAATTTGTCAACGATTAAAGAGTCAGAGCTTTGTATAAAAAGAAGAATAAAAACAATAGATGTCATCCCTGTGCTTGAAGGCAGCGGTGGTGGCGGGGGCATCATCTCCGCTATCGTTGGTATAGTTTTAATTGTTGCAAGTGGTGGTTTAGCTGCGGCTGGACTAGCATCTGGGATAATGTCTACCGCTGCGGCCAATGGATTTTTAATGATGGCAGGTATGACACTGTTAGCTGGGGGCATATCAATGATGCTCGCGAAGCCTCCAAAGTTTGATGACTTCAGGGAGATAGAGCAAACTAAAAAGTCAACCTCTTATCTTTTTGGCGGACCAGTAAATACTGCAAATGAGGGTGGCCCAGTCCCAGTTGGTTATGGTAGATTAATTGCTGGCTCACAAATAATACAATCATCTTTAAATACTCGCGAACTTACGGTTCAAGAGTTAGGAACTTATAGACCAAGCTAAAACACTATGGCATCAGACAGCACAGAAGGAATAATATCAGGTTCTAGTAGAATAGGATCACTTTCAGAATCACAAGTTGTTGACTTGATTTCTGAGGGTGAAATCAAAGGCTTGGTAACGAAAGAGTACAAGTTTGATGGAACTCTTGGAAACATAGGCTTCACGAGCGCGAGCTTAATTAAAAGCAAGTCACCACTCGCTTCTGTTTACTGGAATAATGTGCCAGTAATTGATGAGCAGGGAAACTTTAATTATCAAGATGTAAACGTAAAAGAAAGCGTTGGTTCAAAAGACGGATCAACTCAACCTTTAACTAGACCAGAAACAGACGATGAACTTTTTAAATTTCTAGAAACAACTCAAGTTATAAATGAAAGATTACGTGGACCAACTAAAAATTCTTCTGAATTTCCAGATAATGCAGAATACTTTAAGAAGATTTATAGAGTATTAAATACTGACTGTTTTGCGATTAAATTAAATATAAAGATACTTGCGCTAAACTCAGTAGACAAAGACAATGGATCAGTTCAAGATAATTCTGTTCACATTTCTGTTGAAACTAGAGCTTTGTTCATAAATGATGAAGAAAACTTCAATTCCACCAATGATCAAGGTGTAAATCCAAACATAGCTCAAGATCAAAGTCCTTTATCTGGAGCTTTTACAGGTAGAATTTCCAGTCCTTTCGTTAAAAGTTATTTTATTGATTTTAGTAAGAGGGCAGATTTTGCTAACATAATGGACAATCCAAACTTCTTGGGTTGGGAAATTAAAGTTTTTAAACTAGACTCAGAGCCCACTACAACCGAAAGTAATGTACGGGTAATGGTTGATGCCATAACTGAAGTTTACAGAACAAAGCTTTCATATCCAAACGCGGCAACAATATCTTCCACGTTTAGCGCAGAATACTTTAGTCAAATTCCTAGTAGAAGTTTTGATGTGGAAATGACGAGGGTGAAAATCCCAAGTAATTATGATCCGCTGACGCGTACTTATCATGGTGATTGGGATGGAACTTTTTCCACAGAGTCAATAGGGCCATTTAATACTGGACCCGGAACAGCGGGAATAACACAAAGCGACGGATCACCTAGAGAGTTAATAAAGTATTATACAAATAATCCCGCTTGGTGTTTTTATGATTTAATCACAAACCCAAGGTATGGTCTTGGAAAATACATAACCGAACAAGGCTTTGATAAGTGGACATTGTATGAAATAGGGCAATACTGTGACACCCTCGTTTATGATGGCATGGGTAAAGGCGAGCTAGAGCCGAGGTTTACATGTAATACTTTAATTCAAAGTCGTGAAGATGCGTTTAAAGTGGTACAAGACATGGCAAGCGTATTTCGTGGGCTAAGTTATTATGCTGCTGGACAAATTTATGCAATTCAAGATGCACCCAAAGACCCTGTTTATCAATTTACAAACGCAAACGTAGAAGAAGGCGACTTTAGTTATAGCAACACAAGTAGGAAAGTAAGAAACAACGTTGCGATTGTTAGATACAATGATAAACATAATTTTTATAAGCCAGCAGTAGAATACACAGAAGATGTAGATGGCATAAGAAAAAATGGAATCCGTGAAACCGAAGTAACAGCTTTTGGTTGTACAAGTCGTGGACAAGCAATCAGACTTGGTAAATGGATGCTCGCAACAGAAAATTTAGAAACAGAAACAGTAACATTTACGGCAGGTTTAGAAGGCACGTACCTTAGACCCGGAGACGTTATTTCTGTATCTGACACGCACAGAAGAAACCTAACACGAAATGGTGGACGCACTAAAAATATTGATCAATCAAATAACAATGCAAGCGGAATTTATGCAGAAATTACCCTTGACTCGCCTATAGATGTGTACAGTGAGGGGGATGCTAATAGCGCAACTAATAAACCTCAAATGTATAATTTGTCGCTTTTGGTTCCAAAAGCCAATCTTGATCCATACAATGTTACTGATATAACTTCCTCTGACACATCTGAAATAAGAAATAGTCAGGTTCAAACTCTTAGCTTTTTAGGAAATCAAGTAGACAATTATGAGCGTTATTATGAATCTAATTTCGCTGTCACCAAAAGTGAATGGGCAACTAGCAACACTAATACAGCAACCGTAACAACCGACCCTGAAGTTCCAGCCTACATGTCAGTGACCGCGACTACAGCAAACGACTACCATAGAATAATTTTTGATGATGTTCCCAATGTAGTTGTTGGAAGAAAATATAGATTTAAAGCAAGAATTAATATACCCACCAACGCAGTAACTGCTAGAGGCATTCAATTTAGGCATGGTAACGGTATAAGCGATGCAGGGCCAATTGTTCACCCAACCCTTGGCGAATGGACTGATATTGAATATGAATGGGTGGCTTCTGACATTAATCATGCTGACCATGCCAACCGAATAAGCCTATGGATAGCAAATAGCAGCACTATTGACACCACTGCAACATTCCAATGGGCTGGAGATGCAGGAGGGTTAGATAGATTTGGAATATACAATATTGTTATAGAACCAGCAATTGAAAAAAATCAATCAAGAATTACTTTCAGTGGGGGTTACAATTTTGAGTTAGGAAACTCAACAGTTCAACAAGACCAAACTGTTTGGACTGTTTCTCCAACGGGAGGGAATTCCCTTTTAAATTCTCAAGGCATAACAATTGACAGCAATGATCTATCAGAAGATTACAGAATCGTAAATATTAAGGAAGAAAGAAAAAATAAATATATAATAAGCGCGATTGAATACAGCGAAGAAAAATATTCTTTGATCGAAGATAGCTTTGAAAATAACGCAGATGGAGTGAACGTCTCAACCACTTTACCCAACAGTCCATCGGCAATAACCCTAGATGAATCAAGAGCCCCCGGAGCCCAACACACGCAATTGATTAAGTACACGGTTTCTCCTCCAGTAGACCAAATCGCACTGGCTGGATACGAAGTGTACATGAAAAAAAGCGACACCCACGCTTGGGTTATCGCGGACTACACTGGACGTTATCCAACTTTGTGGACAGACAACAATGGTGATGTAACATTCATGCAAGAAAACCCACTTGTTGATGATGAAAATTATGTGCCAGATAGTAAATATAAAATAGGCAAACACCCTAAGAGCAATTCAACCATTGAAAAACAGGTAGTTGCTACAACTTCATCAAAATATTATTTTAAAGCTGTAAGCTTCAATGGCTTAGGAAACCATTCTGCCAAAACCGTAAAAAGCAACATAGAAATAAATGACAGCGAAGCGATAAAAGATGTAGTGATATCTAATCTTAGATTAGAAAATGATACCACGGTATTAAATGACAGTGCTGAATTACAAACTCTTGATGGCGGAACCAGTGTTTTCACGGGAGCTAGTCCAAACCTTCTCTGGGATACATCTATTCAAGGCGCGGGTGAATTAAATGCCCAATTCAATTACGCAATTTCTTTAAGGCAGACCATTGATCCAAGCATTAGAAATGGTAGCGATCCAACTGACAAGATATTTGACATAGTCACAGGATTTCAACCCACACTAACTCAAGATGGATCATTTGTTTACTCTATTCCCGCAGACGACTTGGCCACCATACAAACAAACGAAGGAGAATCTAATGCAAGAAACTTTGATGTTGTTATTGAAGCTCATAGCGAAGATGGATTGACCTCCGCTGGAGGTCAAATTGTGGCTAGTGCCTCAAGCTTCGCGCAAAAGTATGCTCTAAAATATGAAGTAGCAAAAGGTTGGGATATTGCAATGCTCAACAATGTACAAATAGATAATCCAAGGTTCAGTCAAAGCAGTGATGACTGCGGGGCCAATGATAAGATTTGTACTTTACAATCAATGACGGCTGATAATAGACTGAAAATAGAATTTACAAGAAATAGATTTAAGAAAAATGAGCAAGATATTGGTGGTGGATTTTTCTATATGTCACCGAATTCATTCACGAAAGAAGAAATAGTTGGACGAACACAAACCTTCTTTACTAGCGATCAAAATACAAAAAATATACAAAGAGTAAGAGTGGATAGTTACTCTGACGTAATGTACATCTCATTTAAAGGTGAGTTAAAAACAAAAAAGGTTTTTTGTGCTTATAGTCTGTTTGATACTTTTGATAGAGATGTAGAAAGCGTATACCTAGACGAAAACCCAAACAATACAAATTATAACCCCGATTATGATTTGGGTAGCACACTTCCAATTTCAACTGTTTCAGAAGTTATTCATGATAATCCACTTTTCATAGAAAGAATACCAGTTACAACGTATCAAACATTTGACTTTGGTAAACATGTGCGACCTTTTTCTTTTAGTATTGAATTAGAAAAGCCCGTGGGCAAGACGCAGCTTCTTAAAATGGAGCTTCGTCTAGCCGCTGAAGCCAGAGACTTTTATGCATTTGGTGGGAATCGGTCAGGAGAGTTCTTTAAGACTTGGACAAGGACCAATTCATTAAAATTTAAAGGTGTCGAAGTACCCCGCGTGGATGGTACTATAAGAGATAGGCGAAACCATACTAACACTTCCGAACCAAGAAATATAACTCAAATAACTGAAGGAGAAGTTTTTGTTGATCTTGAGAACCCTTCTAATCAATCGGAATTAAAAAGCACAACAAAGTTCAATGAAAATGATACAACAGTTGGAACTTTACATTGGCAAGGATATGATAGTCGGGGTAGTAATTATCGAGGCGGCGATAGACCCACTTACTACAACTCAACATTTGGCGGCGGACCTTCGTCCATAATCGTGTGTGAGTGGATTTAATTAAATCCGATCTTCGCGGTATAACAATCCGCCCGGACGCTGCTGCTCTATAAGCTCTGTTTGAACGGCGTTCTTGACTGCCAATCCAAGCTGCTCGTTTCGCTCTTGCTGTTCTTGCGATTGGTTTTCGTTTTGATTCGACGTGGTGGTTGTTTCACCCTCGCCATCACTGTTCATCGTTATATTGATTTCGAAGTTGTTGTTTGCGGTTGTGGGTGCTCCACCAACGCCGCCGCCATCGCCGCCAACCATGCCGCCGTTTGCGAATCCTCGTGCGCGACCACTGTTAAGGTCATTGAACAATCCGACTCCGTATTTGTCTACTGACTGTTTGTTGACAACATACTCGCCACCCATGAGCATGGCTGGAATGTTGTCGCGGTTATGTCCTCCGCGAGCAAAACCTCTAACAAATCCGCTGTTAGTCATCAGCCCACCTTTTGAGCCAAACCTTAGTGCGTTCGGGTTAATATCGGGCAAATTAAAATCTTGAACATCGAGACCTTCGAGGCCCTTAACTCCTTGAAGTCTTCCTCCAGCCCCTTGAGCACTACCTCCTGCACCGCCAGTGCCAGTTGGCATCATCTGTGAAATTCCAAAAGCAGCAGCTTGCAAACCAACGCTAATTAGCATACTCTTCATTCGAGCTTTTTGCTGCTTCTTGAATTGATCTTGGGCTTTACGAACCATCTCGTCGTAAGCTTTTTTATCTTTTATGTAATTTTCTAAAGTCTTTTCTCTTTCCTTCTGGATAGCTATCATTGGGCTGTCGCCTTCCATAAGTGCGAAAGCTGAAAGTCCTTGCGTGTTTATATAAGAGCCGCCCGTGGGTCTTTTGGGATCGTTGTAAACAAACTCAGGACGCAAGCGGTTTTGCATAACTCGGTCACCTCTTTGATAACCAACTAGCCCACCACCGTTTAAAGCATCAAACAAGCCGCGACCATATTTGTCTACAGAGGACTTGCGGATAACATACTCGCCGCCCTGCATCATCGCGGGAACATCGTCGCGAACGCCGCTTCCTTGATTTACAAAACCACCAGCATTGTAGCCTTTGATCAAACCACCTTTTGCTCTACCAACCCCAAAGCCAGCACCTACTGCACCAAATATAGCGTCAACACCCATGTCCAAAGATTTGTTTAGCATGTTGTCGAGTATTTTGTCAAAGACTGATGCAAACGCCTCTCTCAGTGTCGCTGTTCCTCGAATAGCTTCGCCAAATGCACTCTTGACTCCACTCTTGAAATCGTCTGTCGCGCCTAGAATTAAATCTGAACTTTGTTCTCTAAAAGTTCTAGCATTGTAAATAAATCTAGTTCCTATAGCT